ACAGACGATTACACAGATTATCTAAAACGAAATAATTTGATATAATAAACCTAAGTTTACAGGTTCTAAATTTATGGATATTCAACGCACAATGAAAGTTCAAGACAAATTTTTTAATTTACCTGATGAAGCCAAGAAATATGTTAATGACTTAGTAAACGAAGCAAGACAAAACCCTAAATCAACGGTATTGAAAAATTTTTATAATAAAACTATCAAGAATGGTAAAATGGATTTATTGTTAAGTAACATACAAAACCCAACTAAAAAACGTAATTGGTTGGATCAGCTTAAATTTAATATAGCAACAAGTATGTTTTTAATAGTAACAGGCATTTCTATTCCTAAATGTCTTCAAAAAAACCATAATCTTTTTATGTTGTCCGTGGCAATAGCTTCAAACTTTTTAGTGGAAGGTAGTTACGATGAAAGATACAATACTCGAACTCTTTGGTAATTGTTACCAAAGAGTGACAGTTTATAAAGAGTGACAGTTTATCAAGTGTCACTGTGGATACTTTTGTACTGGACTGATTGTCCGATTTATTGCCGATTTTCAGCATATTTGGTTGTTATACGTCCATTCTTATTGATTATCACCGTTGAGAATATCACTAAGCATTTTTAACTACTATAAAAGGTTGTTCCTTTAGATCAACTTAATTTTATCGGTTTATTTTTTGGTTACACGGCACAAAACTTATCAATTTGGCATAATATTGATTAATCGAGATTACATTTTAGTTTAATGCCAAGACGAAAAAAAGTACCCCCAAATAACTCAACCCCAACCCCTAAAAGCCCTGTATCAGGCAAGGCTAGTCGGTTTGATAATCTAATACCAAACGTACCTATCGAGTTTGGGCATTATCCCATTTGGGAAAGACAACCCTACGAAATGGCCCAATGGTTTGAAAAATTTCAAGCTTTTTATGTCCATCTTCCCGCGGGGTACAGATCATTAAATCGTGCTTTTAATGATTGCGCTGCGTCGGCAGGTGAAGATATTCCAAAAACTGAAAGTAAACGCAGTATTACTATTCCGGAACAATGGCAATTAGCCTATAAAATGTATCGATGGGAAGATCGAGCTAAAGCATATTGGCTTAAAAAGATACAAGATCAAGAGGCTTATAGAGATGGAATTTTAAAGCAAATAACAGATAAAAGCATAAGGAATGCGTTTAGAACACTCGAAAAAAGCGAGGAGATAAACAATCGTTCGCTAGACGACCCTAACGGTAATTGGAGTCACAAAGACGCTGTGATCATGACTAAAGCTGTCACGGAAATAGTAGAAAAAGCATTAGGGCTTGACACTGTAGAATATGCTATTAGTATTTTACAAAAAAATGGGTTGGCCGCAATCGACCCCGACGGGAACCTGATAGGACAGCCAACAAATAAAGGTAATTTAGAAAATGAAACTATCTTATAGAAATCTCTCAAAGATAAAAACAGCGACCGAAAAATATCGACTTGTTAACACCAAAGAAGAAATTGTTTTCCCTCAATTACAAGAGGGAAAACAAGCTTTATTTGGAAAAATTGACGCTGATGTAATTATATTCGGTGGAGCCGCAGGAGCAGGAAAGACCAGAGCCTTATTAACTGATTTTGTTCGTCAAGAATATATTGACAATCCTGATTACCGGGCTGTCATGTTTCGCCGGACTTATCCTGAATTTACTCAAGCTGGGGGATTAGTAGATGAAAGTCGTAAAATCTATTATCCTATCAAGGGTACTTTTATAGAAAAGCCTAGTCTTGAATGGCGGTTTCCTAGTGGTGCTAGGGTATCTTTTAGGCATTTACAGCATGAAAAAACCGTGCATATTTATCAAGGCTCTCAGATTACTAGGATCGGTTTTGACGAACTAACCCATTTTACGCGGGAACAGTTTTTCTATCTTCTCTCTAGAAACCGGTCTGTATCAGGAATTAAACCCTCTGTTAGAGCAACCTGTAACCCCGACGCTGATTCATGGGTAGCTAGTTTTATCTCTTGGTGGATCAACCCAAAAGACGGTTATGCTATTGAAGAAAGGTCGGGAATAGTTCGATACTTTATTAGGCAGGGAGATACGGTTTATTGGGCTGATAATAAACAAGAATTAATTGATAAATTTAGTCTTAAAGATAAGCTTTTTGAAATGATTCCTAATGATATTCAAAAAAAGTTTTTATTAAATGAAGAAATAAGCATTAAACCAGAAGACTTAATCAAGAGTTTTACTTTTATTCCTGCCACGATTTTTGATAATAGAGAACTGATAAAAGTTAACCCTACCTACTTAGCTAACCTTTATTCACTTCATCAAGTTGAACGAGAAAGGCTTCTTAGAGGCAACTGGAAGATTAAATATGAAGCTGGTACAGTATTTGATCGGACTTGGTTTGAGATTCTCGATAAAATACCCGATGATTGGAAGTTAATAGGTAAAGTAAGATTCTGGGATTTAGCGGCAACTGCCAAAGAAAATGCCGAAAACTATCATTGTTATACCAGTGGCACTCTTGTTTACAAATACCAAAGAATTAAGAACACATTGTCAGATTCAACTGAGATTAAGGAATTTGCTTATGTGATTGCCGATAATATCTGTGAACAGAAAAAGGTAGGGGAAGTTGAATTAATGCTTAAAAATACTGCTGAATTAGATGGGAAAACTGTAGCTGTAAGATGGGAGCAGGAAGGGGGGTCGAGCGGTAAATTTGTCGAAAATACCATTACTAATGTAATTAGAGAAAATCATCCAAACCATGATGTTAAAGCGATCGTACCTCAAGGGGATAAGCTAACGCGAGCTTTACCAGTAGCCACAGCAGCCAGCCGGGGACAAATCTTTATCTTAAGAGATGGGACGTGGAACACTCGGTTTTTAAATGCCTGCCAGGGTTTTGATGGTAGCAAAAAAACACCCCCGACTAATGACATCGTAGATAGCCTATCGGGAGCATTTTATTCCCTTGAAAATGAGTTTCAGGGACATGAAAAGGTTATTAGCACGATTGTTACTTCTGCTCCTGTTAATCGGTTTAGGAGCGGTTTTAGGGGTTAGTATCAGTAGCCACATTCCCAAACGATACCAGAAGTATTAATGTTAATTTCCTCTATTTCGATTGGATTGTCATTATTGCTATTAAAATAATTGCACCAATGCCAGATAGCCTTTGTTTCTGATTCTGCTGCAACAAGAAGACCAAATGATGTAACTGAATCTCTAATTAGGTACAGATTCATAAATCCTCGTTAACAGTTGTAAAAATATTCTAATCAATTTGATTTACTAGAGACTGTTTTTTAGCAATTTCTTTGTTATCAAACCCACAAAGAAAATAAAAACAGACCTTTTTCTCTAAAAGAGATAATTGATGCCAGCAAAGCCAAAAATGACGCTGGCTTGGAGACATACATTCTTCAATTTCTTCTTCCATTGTTTTACTCCTCATTGATTACGAAGAAATCGTGAACAAAATAATTGACAACCTTGACCGCTTCCTTGACTCTTGGAATAAAGTCAATATCTAAGTTAATAAACATAAAAGGGTCTTCTGTTTTTTTTGTGTTTTCCAGCTTATGGTAGCAGGATATGTCCAGTAAAAAAATATCTCCCGTTTTTAAGACTAATTTTTGAGTATCTTTTCTTTGGACTAATAAAGAGTTTATTTGATCATCCATACTTTTAAAGGGAGTATAATTTTTCAGGAGTTTTTCTAAAGTATTATTGTTTACTGTAGAAGAGTAGAGTTCGTAGTTGTCGCTCTGAACAACTAAAATAATTGAATATTTTTTATCTTCATCAATGTCGTCAGTGTGCCATTCTACCCCTAACGTCCACCATAGAGAATAAGGATCAAACAACCCTGAAGGACTGTTAACCCAATTGTGTTTTGCTCTTGTAGAAAAGGTAGTAGAACTGTAAATCAATTCTACTATCTTGTTTAGCTTGTCTAGATTGTGATATTTGCCTAATTTATACAGAGGTTTCATTTTTTTTGTTTGGTTGATGATTGTTGACTGATAACTAATAGCTGATCGATAAACTAAGTGAATAGTCTTGATGCAATACTGCGTAAATACATCCATTCTTCTTCAAGCATTAATTCCGGTTTAGAAGAACTGGCTATATTAAACAAACAAAAGTTAATTTCGTCTATGGGATTACCATCGTAGAATAACTCAATATCAGTATTTGGGAAAAATGCAAAAAAGCCAAACTTAAAGTCGGCATTTTGGCGATTTTCGCAGGTTAGTGTAGCAAAATGATCTGAATTTGAACTTATTTTTAGTTTCCAGTCAATAATTAAAGGAAAATCTTCTTTGCAATGTTCTCTTTCCTTTACCCATTTAGCAATTTCGTCGATTATCCATTTTTGATCCTTTTGGATAAAATAATGAACTCCTTCTGAGTATTTAAAAGGATAACCTTTCTTTGTTTCGTACCAGTTTAACTTGAACTCTTGCGGGGCTGAGTTAATCTTAGGGAATTGTCCTATATCTATCATTGTCATTGTTTTACTCCTAAATAATGGTTACTGATAACCTTAATTTTCTATGCGCCAATCTGCATTTGCTACAGCATCATCTTATTAGGTTTCACTTCGTTGAGTACTGATTGGACAACCTACTTCTTTATCTGTTTTACACACAAATATCCTCTATTTCCGTCGTTCTGACGGAAATTCAATTCGGTAAATGTTCCACACCTCCAAGATGGAAGCAATAGTACTTTTGGGTTTTCGTGTCCTTGTGATGCAAGGTAGTGATTAGCTTTGTGGAGTGTTTGACCTACTCCAAACACTACCATTACGATTAAGGTAGCAATCAAAATATACGATGCGTTCTCTAGCCTTGCAATTGTTCCTAGTATTTTTCTGGATTCCTCGTTCATGTTCATGTTCAAATATATCGGTTTGTAGGGGGAGGAATTGCACCTCCCATTTTAGGATAGCCGTAACTCCTTCTATCCTCATCAGTGCCTAGAATTGAGCCGCTAGGCATACGGGAAAGGTTCCCGTTTCGGATCGGCTAGGGCTTTTGTAAGAACAAGCACCCTAGAACGTTCGAGGGATTAGACTTATCCCGGACGATTGCACCAGGGGCAAGGCAGTCCGGCCGTCCTTGCCTACTAGCGGCCGCCGCCACTAATCCTGAGACAATATAGTACACCTCCTCCTGATACTTAGGGAGTCCCTCGATCTCCCCGTAGATAACGGTTTCTACTGGGATACCGTCAATGGGTTCTGCGGGTTCGTTGGACATTTTGACCCGCGGGAGAATCCCGGATGCTGGGATTTCCTTGAGAACCACAATCGCCTCTTTGTTTCCCAGAAACTGTTTTTTTTCATCTTGGGTGATGCCAGCTTTGTTTAATATGGTGATAGTGTGAGGGGTTGCGTTGATGATCATTGTTTACTCCTAATAGTTTTTACTGACAACTGATAACTGATGACTAATTTATTAGTCACAAACTACCCGAAAACCAATATTGCTGGGGCAATATTCTTCAAAATAGCGGTAATTGAGTCGTGCGGCACGACATCCATTAGAGCAGGTGTCGAATCCGCCCCCACGGGGAACGTTTTGACACCATTCCCAGACGTTGCCGTGCATATCGTACAATCCCCAATTGTTAGGTAATTTCTGACCCACAGGATGAGTTATAAATCCAGAATTTTCGCTATACCAAGCGTAATCTTTTAGCTGCTCAGAATCATCACCAAAGCTAAATAGGGTTTCAGTCCCCGCACGACAAGCATACTCCCATTCTGAATTTGTAGGTAGGCGATAGTTTTTCCCTGTTATTTCACTTAATTTTTGGCAAAAAGCTACGGCATTATCATAACTAACTTGTTCTACTGGGTTTTGGGGTTTGTTCATAAAATAAGAAGGATTAGTTCCCATTACCGCTTGATATTGTGCCTGAGTTATTGGATATTTCCCAATTTTAAAGGTTACGTTCGGAATCTCTATCATTTCAATCTCAATCATTTTTTTACTCCTAAATAATTTGTTTTTACTGATAACTGACAACCGATAACTAATATTTAGTCAGGAATATCATCCTCATTACCGTACCCAGTCCAAGCTTGACCACCGATTTGCTCGTCAATCCATTCTTTTAGACCTGGCGATAATTCAAGTGTTGTAATGACTGAATATGATGCAATTGGATCGTCGAATATTACATAATATTGTTTAGTGTTTTCAATTTGCGGACAAGGCAATAGATTCTCGTAAGTATCTAAAACACATAGTATGTATTTCGTACTGACAATAACAGCAATTCTGCTGCCTGATCTCGGAGAAAAACCTTCGATGCGAATACCCTTCATTTTTTTGACTCCTAATAGTTTTTACTGATAGCTGATAACTGATAACTGGTATATTAAAACTCTTGCCATGTCATCGGGTCGGTCATTGGTTCGCTGTACCGACTTAAATCCGACGGCTCAGTATCATCATAAATAAAATCGTCTGTAGGTTCGTTACTAGGAA